CAAGCGATGGAGTTTTACCGCTTCATGCCACTCCCCGAGCTTTTACAAGTCTACAGGGAGATGGTTCCGCAGGTCTTGGCCCGCAAACGGTGGAGGAGGCACGAGAATGCTTTCTTGAATGTCGCAGCTGGTTCTGTGACACCGAAGATTTTCGCTCCTTCTCCGGTCTCTCCAGGCAAGGTCTCGCCCTTGTTAAACTAGTGTTTCGGTGTATATTGGATTCTCGGGACACTGCTTCTGCCGGTGTCCCACTAATGTATTTTGAGGGCAGTAAAGGCCCGTGGCTCGATGATGTTCGTGGTTTCGGAATGCTTTTGATGGAAAGGTTGGGTCGACTTCTTGATGTCGACATGGATCACATGACAGCTGAAGAGCTGGTAAAAGGCGGGCTTCGTGACCCCGTCATGCTTTTCATTAAGGACGAGCCTCACAAGGAGGCGAAAGTGAAGGACGGCCGTTTCAGGTTGATTGCCAGCGTTTCCTTGTTGGATTCTGTTGTTGAGAGGGTTCTGTTCTCTAAACAGAACAAGATGGAAATCGCTGGGCATCGCGAATTGCCCTTCAAGCCGGGCATGGGCTTGCACGATGAAGGAATGCAGGATCTGTTCTCCTACTTTAAGGAGATTATGGCTGAGGGACCAACAGTGTCCTCAGACATATCGGTGTGGGATTGGACAGTTCCGGGGTGGTTGATTGAAATGGGACGGGATTATAGACTCGCCTGTGGACTCTCCGGTGGTAGTTGGGAGCGTTTAGTTCGCCAATACTACATTGGCCACTCCCTTAGTGTATTGGTAGATTCGGATGGGTTTATGTACGCTCAGCGCGTACCAGGGATCATGAAGTCCGGGAGTTACAACACTTCCTCGGACAATAGCCACATGCGTTACATGTTGGCGCACGTAGTGGAGTCCGAGGCTGGTCCCGTGACAGGGAGGCGCAGGGGATGTCAGATGGGAGATGACGCCCTGGAGCGTTTCACTCCTGGTATGACGGAAGCTTACGGTAGGTACGGCTTCAAGACTCGTGGGGTCAACAAAATGGAGAAGAAAATATCCTTTTGTTCCACGATCTGGGAGGACGACTGGAAGGGTGTGCCTGAGAATTGGCATCGGACTCTCTTCCGCATCCTTTCCAAGGACGAAAGCGATGTGGATTATCCCGCTTTCAAGGAGCAATTTTTGTATGAGCTCCGCTATGCAAAGAACCTTGGTGAGATAGTCCGGAGGATGGGTTGGTGAGTGTGTGATGGTTTGTGTTTGTCGTTTCTTTTGTATAAAGAGATCTGGTCAGCTGCCATGGCACGCAACATTGACCTTTTGGTTGCCCAGGGCAAGATTTCTGCCGCTGAAGGTGCCCGTCGTAAGGTGCAGCAGCGGCAAAGTCGGGCTGTGGGCAGCGCCCAAAAAGGAAGTGGTTCGCGAGGACCCAGGGGTAAGGGGTCAGAGGAGGTGGACGTAGACCTTGGGAATTTGTTGAATTTTTCCAAGAAGGGAAAGTACGCGTCGATAGACGTCTTTCCGAGCACCCGTCCTGGAGTGCTCCGCGAGTATTCGCGGTCGGAGCTGGTGAGGTTGCGCATTCGTGTGTCGACCTCTCTGGGCTTTAAGGAAGGGGAGGCTCGGTTGGTGTTTGGCTTGTCTCAGAACAAGCCGGCTGAGGGGGATCCGGGGTTTGAGAAGGTCGCTGGTTTGGCTGGTTCGTTCGTCGTGACGAAGCCTTTGGCGCTGGGTAACCTAGCGCTGAAGTTCCGGGCCAGCGACCGGAAAAAGTACGTGGAGCACAACGAAGTGCTCCCGGATGACTCTGCGGGTTCTCTTTGGTTTTTGGCGTCCTCCGAGTGGCTAGACGTGGAGAGCACTGTTAAAGTGCAGCTTGTCGGCACCTTTCGGTGTGCTGACAGGGTCCAGGTAGCCTCCGGAGGAGCTTTGTCTGTCTAGGTTTTCTTTCTGTGGCGTTTTATACCCCTGCTGCGTTTGTTTTGTTTCCTTTCTACGCCGGCATCATGTTATATTGGTGTCCATCGATTCTAGGCCTAAATAAGTGTGAAACAAGC